GCTTGACTCGGAACGCTGGGAAAAGACGCGCAAGCAGTTCGAGAAGATGGGCCGGCCGGTTCCCGAATCAGCGCGTGAGCCAGAGCTAGGCGCCGAAGACGTTTTCTTTCTTCGCGCCTTTCTCGATCTGCAGCATGACAAGACGCAGTTCAGGTCAATACCTTGGACCGCGATAGATGGATACGCGAGGCGATACGATTTGTCGCCCGGCTTATTCGAGAGATTGAGAGAGAGCATCTTCGAATGCAATGATGCGCTCGAAAAGGTGTTCGAGGAAAGGCGCAAGGCGGAAGCCGCGCGTCAAGAGAAGGCAAGCAAAAAGCGGTAGAGCATGGCAACCGAAAACATCGAAATCAGAGTAAGGGCGAACGGCGCGCGCGAGGCGGGCCGGGCCATCGGTGGGATCGGCACAAGCGCGGCCGCTGCTGGTCGAGGCGTCGGCCAGCTTCAAGGCATCATCGCCGCCGCATTCGGCGCGGCAGCAATCAGAAAAGTCGCTCAGGCGGCTGACAGCTTCACCCAGATTCAGAACAGGCTGAGGCTGATCACCAACAGCACAGCCGATCTGAACAACCTCAATGAGCTGGTATTCGCGCAAGCTCAGCGAACTCGATCATCGTATGAGGCGCAGGCCGATCTGGTCGCGCGTATCTCGCGAGCTAGTCAAGACCTCGGCGCCAGTCAAGCGGAAGTTCTGAAGGTTTCCGAGGCGTTCGCCCAGTCTCTGCAGATCTCCGGCGCAACCGCTCAAGAGGCGGCGAGCGCCTCGCTGCAGTTCGGTCAAGCTCTCGGCTCTGGCGTTCTGCAGTCGCAGGAACTGACTGCAATTCTGGAAAACGACGCCAGACTTGCAAGGGTAATTGCCGACGAGTTCGGGGTCGGCGTGGGCCAGTTGAAAAAACTGGGCGCCGAGGGGGCGCTGACCAGCGAGCGAGTGTTCGGCGCGGTGTTGAAAAACGCCGAGCAGTTGAACGCAGAATTCGAGCAGATCGCGCCAACCATTGAGCAGGGGTTCTTGCTGGCCGCGAACTCAATCACCAGAGTAATCGGTGACCTCGAACTCGGCGAGATACTGGGCACCGCTTTTGCGGGAATTGGCGACAGCATCTCGAATTTGAGGCCGGATATCGTCGAGCTGGTCGGCAATGCTCGCGCGTTCACGATTCAGCTTTTCGGCACGCTCGACCAATTCTTCACGCAGATCGAGATCGCGATCAACGCCGTCGAGGGCACCTTCGCCTCGATCGGCGGAAGCATTGCCGAGGCTCGCGCAGAGGGCGGATTCTTTAACGACGTTCTTGAGAGCGCGGCGGCTGCCAGTCGTGACGCAAACGCGGCGATCAACGAGCTGCCAGAGGGTATACAGCAGGCTGCCAGACTGGCAGCCTCTCCGTATCTGGTCATCGTTGACGCGCTCAGCAGCGTCGAGGATGCGACAGACGACGTCGTCGAGTCGACCGAAGAGCTTGATCGACTCGGAAGAGAGCGGTCAAGTTTGCTCGACACTCTGGCCGGCAAAGAAGACGTCGTCACCCAGGCGGTTCTGGCTCAGCTTGATGCGACGAACAAACAGGTCGCGGCTCTGCGTGAGCTGGCAGCCAACCCGCCGAAGGCTGACGAGTCTAAAGGCGCTGGCGGCGCGGCCGCCTCGCCGATCAGCGAAGACGACATCAAGGCGGCCGAAAAACTGCTGCAGGGGGCGAAGAGCGAGATCGAGCTGATTCAAGACGAGCTGGTCGAGGCCCAGCGTCTCGGCGCGCTTGGGCTGCTTGGCGGTGACGCCAGCCAGCAAGATCTGAGGGTGATCGAGCAGCTCAAAGGTCAGTTGAGAGAGGCCACGGCCGAGGCAGATGGTACGGCAGAGGCGCTTGAGCGGGCGAAAAACATCGTCAGCGGAACGCTGACCGAGGTCGAGGTTTTGACGGCCGAGCTTGCCGAGGCGCAAGAGCTGTCGAACGCCGGGTTCTTTGAGGGCGTCGAGGGCGGCGACAACGCGATCGCCAGACTGATCGAGCAGCTCGACGAGGCGAAAGAGAAGGCCAACGAGACGACCGATCAAATGAGCAAATTTGCCGAGCAGGCGGCTCGCAACATGCAGGATCAGTTCGCGAACTTTCTGTTCGACCCGTTTCAAGACGGTCTCGACGGGTTGCTCCGCGGCTTTATCGACACGATCAGGCGCATGCTTTCCGAGCTGCTGGCGGCAAAAGCTCTTGAGGCTTTCTTCAATGCCGCAGCAGGGGCGACAGGCGGCGGTTTTGGCGGCTTTTTCACGGCGGCGGCTAAGAGCTTCGCCCCATCAGGCAACGCGATGGGCGGCGAGATACCGGCGGGCCAGAGCAGGCTTGTCGGCGAGCGCGGGCCGGAACTGTTCACCCCGTCACAGAATGGTCAGGTGACACCGAATAGTCAGCTCGGCGGGCAGCAGGCGGCGCCGCCGATCGTCATCGTTGAGCAAGACCCGCAGGCGATCGTCGCGGCAATGGGAACGGCGGCAGGTCGCCAGCAAATTATCACAGCAATACAGGCCGACCCGGCGATATTCCGCGCGGCTCTTGGAGTGGCACAGTAATGGCACACGAAACCCTATTCACGAAGGGGCACAACGGGTTCATCAGGTCTCTCAGGGCGATGATGCTCGATGCCCCGCGCGTCGTAAGAGGCAACGATCACGACGACATAGCGAACCTCGGGGTCGCTTATGAGCTTGCGGCCGCCGCGGGCGCCAGACCGGCCGGCGACTTGCTGTTCATCGCGCCAGAGGTCGGTTGCCCGAGGACGACTTACAGGGCGACCGTTGTTGTCGGCAAGGGCGTCGGCGGATCTTATCAGACAGCAATAGCCGGAGTCGCCGCAGATTTTAACAGCGGCGGCACGATCATCTCGACCGACTCGACAAACTGGTCAACGGCAGGGGTCGTTGTTGGCGATCTGATCAGAGTGTCTGGCGCGACAACGGCGGGAAATAATAACGTTTTCCGCGTGGCTTCGATCACCACGACCAGCACGACGAACGACACCATCACGGTCAACGGGTTAGACAGTCTGGCAACCGAAACCGGTCAAACCATCACCGTCAGGCCGGCGACCGGCGGGTCTGTTTTTGATGTTCGAGAAGACCAGTCGGGCGGGAATAATCATATCGGCTGGATGATGAGCGAGATTGAGTTCATGGCCAAAGACGGCACGATCTGGCTGAGCATGGACGACGGCGGGTCATGGGCTGTCAACGATTATGCTGAATTCACGCTAGAGCGCGGCGCCTTCTCTTTGCACGACAGCCTGAGCGTGGTCAGAACTGTCGACCTCAACGAGAACGGCGGGGCCGCTGACACGATCACGCGCGACGACTACAACGGGAGCTTTTTGCGCGATGGCTTTGAGGTGGGCGGGGTTGTTGAGATTATCGACTCTGCCGGCGAAGACGGCCGCTATGTGATCACCGCGGTCACTGCGAGAACGATTACACTGAACATCGGCGATTTCACCGGCAGCGAAGCGGCTGTCGAGGTGACGCTCGTGCCGCGGTTCACCGTATCATCTGACCCGGTTCTCGCCATCAGCACAGATGACACCATTACGCGCGACGACGGCGGGTCTTGGATTGACGACGGGTTCGTCGATGGCGGGCTGATTGAGATTCAAGACACGGTATCGAACAACGGGCTTTTTCTCATCAAGGGCGCGCCGACCGCAACGGTCTTGACTGTCGACGGCGGTGAGGGCTTGGTTGCTGAAACCTTGCCGGCCTCGATCACGGTCACCCCTCGAAACAGCATCATTCAGAAGTGGACAGAGCACAGATACCTCGGTAGCGGGGTTGATCAGGTCGGCTTATTGCCGCCAGTTCCGAACGCTGACGGCAACTACACGAGCGAATGGATCGGCATAGGACCGGGCGCAGATCCGATCAACAACCCTCAGACCGTCTATTGCGGATGGCAAGCTCAATTCCCGTCAAGCGCGCTTCAAAATGTCGAGATGAGGGTATATGACGCGGTGTCTGACGGCGCGTTCAACTCACTCGGCAACGCAAGTCGGCCGACATATATGTACCTCTCGATCGACCCGCAAGAGACATACATGACAGGCGACGGCGAGTTCGCGGCCGGCTTGGCGGTGGTCGGATCTTCAGTTACTGAGTGGTTTTATCAGGGGTTCGGAAGAGTTCACGGCAGTCAGAACCAGCACCCTCGGCCGATGTTCAATGGCGGCATGGGCTGGCAGTCAGGCGGCGGCGCGGCCGGAACTGGCGACTTCTACAATTTCTTCCCGTTTGGTGTTGACAAGACAGGGACAACAGACCCGGCAGATCCAAAGAGCGACTCGTCTTGTTGGCACAGATGGGTCGACGGGCAATACTTTTCGGTCGCATGGGTTCATACGGCAAACGGCACGCAGGTTTTTGCGCCGACGAACGCTTATGTCGAGATGCACACGGTTCCGTATTCGCCTTTGAGTGTAAACATAACCGTTCCTATAAATGGCGGGGCGTCGAACCTTCAGCCGGTGGTCGGCACGGCGCTGACGAACCCGGCGAAGATGTACACATTCGCGAACGCTCTCAGGGCAACGCCGACCACGGTGACCCCGAACCCGAACAGAGAATACCCGCTAATTCCGATAACGGCCTGCATGATCAACCCTGACTTTAATATCGTGGCCGACTTCAAGAACGTGTTTTTCATACCCGGCACCGATCAGGTGACGAAAAATAGAATACTTCAGGGCGGAAAGGTTTACATCGTCGGGCAGAATCACGAAAAAGCAGGGCAGCAAGATTTTGCGGCGCTCTTGTTAGATTAGGGTAAAAAAAATGGCAGTCATAGATATACCGGTAGCGAGCTTAGACAACGAGAGCGATTTGATGGACTGGCTCGCGACCGAGCTGGTCACGAATTACAGATTCACAGAAGAGCGTCGCGAGGGCAGCGTCGGGGCCAATGACTTGCGCGTTATTCTTGAGCGGCCGCAGGCAGAAACATTTCATCAAGACTCTTTGCTGACTCTCTACCTGAGCAAAGGCGGGAACGCCGAGGGCGCATCAGTGACCTCGTCGTTTCAATTCAACATCGCGCCGGTGTCTGCACTCTCTATTCTGCAAACCGTTGCCCCGGCCAGTGTGACGGTTGACTTCGTCAACGCCGGCGGATCTCAGGAAATTAGATCGACTGGCGGGGCGTTCACAAACTGGACCGCCGCGGGCTACTCGGCCGGCCAGCTCATAAGAGTGGCTGACGCCGCAACCCCTGCAAACAATGGTTTGTACGAAATATCACAAATTTCAACGACGACATTCACGAACGACTCTATTGAGATCAGAGAGATCGCCAACGGCGGAAGAAAAGATATAGACACCTTCGACACCGGCGACGTTGTTACGGTCAGCGAAGAGCTGACACTCCAAGACCTTCAGGTAATAAGCGGATTTTGCGCGACGCCAAGATCTGACGACACGATCTGGAATTGTGGCGTCACCGGAATGTATACGACCCCGCCGTACATTCGCGCGCGGCTGATCACTTCCGTTGACGCAGGGTCTGCAACGCCAGAGAACCCGCTTCAGTTCATAGTGGTCATCGAGACAGACACCGGAATATATAGAAAGTTCAGCTTCGGCGAGGTTGTCAAGCTTGTCGAATACACTGGCGGCAATTATATGTGCGGCGATATATTCGATGCCGGGCAAAACGTGAGCGGTCAGACGAATCAGGCGCCCTGGCTTCAAGGGGATCTGATCGAAACCTATGACGAAAACTTCAATTACGGCGCCAACCCCGGCGCGGTGTATGCTGAAAATTTCCACAGCGGCGGGGCGCCGTCTGACGCAAACGGTCGAGGGTTTATGTTGTTCGGCGCTTATGGCGGCGCCAGCTTTGACGCGCCGACGCACTACAACGCGGCCCCGTACCCGCACTTTCTCGGCGCCGGCGGATTTTTGATATCCTACTCGCCGTCAGCTTTTTCTGGGCAGTCTGAGGCGTACCCGATCACAATCTTCGGGACGTTCAACACGCAGAACTATCTGTCAACGGCAGCCCAGCATGCGCCTATGTGTATTATTCCTGACGTTTTTCTGGCCGACATAACAAACCTTGACGCCTACTCGGTTTTTCAAGACTCTGTCGGCGACAAATTCATGGTCGTGCCAATGTATACAAAGAACGGCTCGGGCGCCGGATCTTCCGAGAAGTGGGGCTACCTGATCAGAAACCCTGACCTCGTTGTCACCTAATGGCTGACAATCCTGGCATTGCAATCGTCGGAGGCTTCAACTTTATAAGGCCGGGAACGATTGCGCCCGTATTCATCGCGCCGATCATCGGTATTCACTCAGAGCCGAGTCGCGTAGGTTACGGCGCAAAAAGCGAACGAATAAATGCCCCGGCGACCTACGCGCGGCACGTTCAGAACTTCGGGTCGAACAAGGGTATTCTCATCGAGGGCTGGTACGACCTATTCTGGAAAAACCGGGTTCACATCATCCCGAAAGACGGCTACGCGCTCGGCAACATTGTCTCGCCACAACAACGGACTGTCGAGATATACAACGCGGGCGAGAACGTCGATCACGCGAGGATAGTCAACAATATAGTGCTGACTGGGGCCGATGGATTCCAGTGGATAAGCGGCACTACATCGACGCCGTTCACGCTCGGCGCTCATCAGTCAGAAGTCTACGTCTGGGAAGTCAGCGAAGACGGCGCGCCGACCCTGAACATGCTGATCGACTTTCAATTCGCGGACGGCGTCAGTCTAACTAACTTCGTGACGGGCAGCCGTCTGGTTCTTTTCGGCTTCGAGCCGCAGGCTGTCATGAACGAAGTTCTTGAGTGGTACACCGACATCAACGAAAAAGAGCGCGGCATCGAGCAGCGTGTTTCGTCTCGCGATATTCCGACCAGATCACTGACCCGGCAATTCGTGCTCGATGATCAAGAAAGTGTTCAGCTTGAGCTGCTCTTGTGGGACTGGTTCGAGCGACAGATCGGCCTGCCAGTATGGGAAGACCAGACGACCCTGACGAACTCGGCGAGCGTGAGCGACACGTCGATCGTCGTCGGGACAACGGCAAGCACAGAGTTCAGGGCGGGCGGGCTTGCCGTCATATTCGTCGACAAGGATCAGTTCGAGGCGGTAAGTATTGACACCGTCGCCGGAACGACGATCAATCTTCAGGGGCCGCTGCTCGGAGCATGGCCGGCCGGCACTATGGTCATGCCGATGAACACGGCGGTCTTCAGAGACGGCGTTCAACAGGACGTCTGGGTCGCTGACGGGGTCAGGCGCTTCGTCATCACGTTCGACATTCTTGAGCGCTTTGATCTGGCGAGCGAAACAGGCTTTGCCACATACCTCGGCGCGCCCGTCTGGGAAGACGGTCTCACGCTGAGGTCTGAGCAGTATCAGCGCACGATCGGCAAGAACATCATCAGAGGCCGGGTCGGAAAGGCGAACCCGAACTTCGTTCACAGAACGCTGAGAACCCAGGCATATACAGAGGTTCAGGGCTTCACGATCTACGTCGAAGACCGGGCAGAGCTTCAGCGGCTCCGCGGATGGCTGCACGCGCGCCGAGGCCGTCAAAAAGCATTCTGGCTACCTACCAGCAAGAAAGATCTATCGGTCGATGTTGATCAGGTCGGGACGAACAACGAGATCGAGGTCAAGACCGTCGGGTACGAGCGCTTCATCGAGGCCAACCCAGGCGGCCGAAGAGACATCAGGATCGAATATGTCGACGGATCGGTAATTTATCGACGCATTACCGGCAGCGAGCTAACCGTCACCGGTGAGCGGCTGTTCTTGAGCGGCAACACGACCCAGCTCGTGACGGCCGCAAACGTCGCAAGAATCAGTTTCATGTTGCTGGTGCGTCAGGATCTTGACAAACTGTCGATCGAGCACTTCAGGCTCGACGACGCGATTGTGAACATACCTTTGAAAGAAGTGGTCGAATCATGAGTTTCAACTCTGATGAAATATCAATACAGGGCAGCCGGCCGATCGAGCTTTATGCTTTCACGCTCGGCAGCACCCTAGTCTCTTTAACAGACGCATCAACCGAGCAGGCTCTGACGCCGAGAACGTACTTGCCGGCAGCTATTGGTCGCAATCAGCCGACATATTCTGCCGAAAAGCCGGCCAGTGAGCTGACGATCGAGGTCGCCATAGGCGACGAGAATGCTGCCCCGCTGGTCGCCGCGTTTATACCCAGGCCGCCGGCCGGGTTGAGTCAGGTGGCCATCACCCAGCGTCAGCCTACTGGTGACCGTGCATTCTGGGCCGGCTTTGTGACCGGCTCGAATTACTCGGGCGGGATTCTGAAGATGCTCTGTCGGCCGCTGAGCGACATCATTTCGAAGACCGGGCCGCGGCGCGGTTTCGGTTTGCTATGTCAGCACACGCTGTTCGACGCTCGTTGCACGCTCAACGAAAACCTGTATGACCAGCTCGGGACGGTCACCGCAATTTCTGTCGATGGCCTGACGTTCACCGTTTCGGGCATAAGCGCGCCGACCGTTAGGTTCGACACTGGTCAGATTCAGCTCTCTGGCGACTTTGCTCAAGGCATGGTTGTGGCTTATAGTGGCGGCGATTTCACGGTTCGCTACCCGATTCCAGAGATCGAGGTCGGCTCGATCGTTAGGGTGATCGAAGGATGCAAGCGCGACACCGCTGACTGCACAAGCTACGGAAACATCATCAATTATGGCGGATACCCATACACGCCGACCGATGTCAACCCATTCGAGAAAGGTTTAGACAAGGCTTAATATGTCATTTTTCGTATTGTTTCTAGTGAACGCCGCGCTCTTCGTGGCGGCCGAACTTTTGCGCCCGAAGCCAGATCTTCAAGACGCAGAGGCTGTGCCGTATGGTGAGGCGAACTTTCCGCAGATCGACCCGACTCGCAAACTTCCGGTCGTATTTGGCGCGGTAAGGCTAACCGCCCCGCATGTTGCAGACGTCACAGAATACAACACGATTCCGATCAAGAAAAAGATCAAGACCGGACTTTTCAGTTCGACGAGGCAGACAATCGGCCACAATTACTACGTCGGCATGCAGCTCGTGCTCTGTCATGGTCCGGTTACGCTTCGCAAAATCTACTGGGACGACGAGGTCATCTGGTCAGGCACGGCCGGCAGCAACGACGCCGGCGTCTCGATCGACATCAACCTGCCGGATCTGCTCGGCGGCAAAGAAAATGGCGGCGGCCTCGTTGGTCGAATTACCTTTTTCAGCGGCAGCTCTACGCAAAACCAGTCGAGCTATTTGTCTGCCTTCCAGCCAGAGGGCATTGCATATCGTCATTCGGCCTATGTCGTGCTGGAAAATTTCGGCGTCGGAGAGACGCCATCGCTCGACCCGATGGCGTTCGAGGTCGAGGCATACCCGAACGTGCTCGGCCTCAGCGGCACAGACTTACAGACAGGTCGCGACATCAACCCGATCGCCGTCGCTGCAGAGATTTTCGTCAATGACGACTGGGGCTTCGGCGTGGACGTCGGCGACCTTGTCTCGTGGGGCACGCAAGCCGCTACTCTGAAAGCAGAGGGCAACATGATGAGCCTCAAACTGACGCAAGAGGCTCAGCTCGAAAAAACTCTCAACGTGATTTCAAAGCAGGTTGACGGCCAGCACCGATACAGGCCGGCCCTCAACGGCTGGGACTACAAATTATTGCGAGACGACTACACGATCGGAGCGCTGCCGGTCTATGACAGCGGCAAGGTCATAAAATACCAGAATTATAAGCGTGTAAACTGGCAGGAACTGACGAACATTGTCTCGGTCAACTTTCAGAACAGGGACAGCAAAGAAAAACCCAGCCCGGCGATTGCTGCAGACCGATCTCTGTATGACCGGCTCGGCGGGAAAAACAACTCAGCGACTCAGGAATACCCCGGCGTTTATGACAAGACGCTCGCCAACAAGCTCGCAAGCAGGGCGCTGAGAAAGGGCGCCTTTCCGTTTGCTGCTGTCGAACTGACTGTCGATCGCAGCGCGTATTCGCTGATGCCCGGCGACGTAATCATATGGGAAGAGCCAGAACTAGGCATCGACCAGCTTGTCATGCGCGTCATGAAGATCAGCTTCGGCACGCCAGATCAGACAGAGATCGTCATGAGCTGCGTCGAAGACGTGTTCGCTCAAGCGGCCGCGCTGTTTAGCAACCCGCCGACCTCTTTGTATACCCCTGTCGCTGGCGCGCCGGTTGCCGCCGTTGTTGGTCGCGTCGAGGATCAGCCGTTTTTTCTGGCTCAATTCGACGAAGACAGAACCGCGGTTGAAGGCGTTGAGAAGCCGATGTTCTTGTTGCAGCAGCCGCAGGGGAACTCGCTAGAATATCGAGCGGAACAGCGGCAGGGAACTGACCCGTACACGACCGAGGGCAACTCGCCATACACGCCGGTCGGCACGCTGCAGGCCGCTGTGAACCCGAGGTCGAGCGCGAATATCAACGAATTCTCGACCCTGATTGTCGAAAACGTGACAAACGTTCAGGCTTTGTCAGAGTTCGCGAGCGCGACCGACGACGAGATCAGGATCTCTGGCGAAAATTATATTCTGATCGAGCACTCGACTGAAGAAAATGAGATTCTCGCCTATGACTCGCTCACCATTGCCGGCACGACTGTCACCCTAACAGGTGTTCATCGCGGCATGATTGACACGCTTGCGGTCGACCTTGAGGCGAGCGCGCGCGTCTGGTTCTTGACCGCCGGCATGGGAACTACCGATACAGAGTACGGCGCGGCAGACGCGGTCGATTATATGTTCTTTAACGTCGCCACGACTGGCGAGAGCGGGAGCGCACTAAGTCGATCAAATACGTTCAGAAACAGAACGTCGAGACCTTACCCGCCGGGCTACTTTCAGGTCAACTCGATCAGATGGCCGACGGCAACTTTTGCTATCAACTCTGCATTCAACATGAGCTGGCGCCACAGAGACCGGCAGCTCGGAACTGCCAGATATCAGGATGACGCGAGCGCGACCGCTCTTGAGTCTGGCTTCGAGTATCTGCTGAATATTTACGACGACACCGGCGGCAGCCCGGCGCTGATCAGAAGAATCAGGCCATCAGGCTCTGGCAACACCCCTGCCGGCGACGACGTCTTCGACTTCAACAACGGAACCGGCTCCGGTTATAACTACACCTTGGCAAAGCAGCAGGCAGATGCCGGCCCGGTCTCGAAATATTTCGTCGAGCTATGGGTTGAAGAGAGCGTAACAGGCGCCGCGGTGGTCAAGTCTCTGGTTGCCGTCGAGCGGCTGTTCACCGTTGTCATTCCGGTCAACTTCAACAGGCGCGGCCCGCCATATTCTGCGGCGATAAATACCTCGCCCGGTCTGATGTACCCGCTTACCGAGCCGTCCGGCAATTTTGACGCCGTCGCCGGCGGAAGCGGCGCGGCAACTATTGCAGGCTCTATCGGTAGACTTGCGCCCGGCCCGAAACCTCTTCAGCGTGCGATTGTGATACCGGGCCATAATATAGGCGGCGGCTGGGTCGGGAACATTACCGTTCCTGACAATTCAGAGCTTGACGAGTCTACGTCGGTCGGCGCTTGGACTAAAAAGTTCTGGATCAAGGTAGTTAGGGACGGCCAAGCGAACCCGCGCGTCATCGCCATACACGACGACGCGAACGCGGTTCCGGTACTTGGCAGCCGGTTTGCTATAACCGCGACCGGGCAGATGCAATACGCTTGGCAAGGGTCGGCGGTCACCGAGGTCATCACTGGTTATTCGGCACGCCACCTTGAGGATGGCCGATGGCATTCTGTTGCGCTCATGTACGACACCGGCGAGTTCGGCGTGATCATAGATGGCCGCTCGCCTTGGACCGGCACGCCAAGCAGCGCCGTCGGCGGCACTGCAAATTTCAGCATCGGCGGTTTTTCTGGCATATCATCCTACGGCTACGCGAAAATGTTTTTCTCGTTGTTTTCGTCAAGCAGATCGTGGGAGAGCCTCGCCGGAGTCATTCGCGGGATGATTCAAAATCAGCCGTGGTCGCCGTGGGTTACTCTCGGCCCGAAGTTTTTTGATTGGTCGTGGGCGCGCGGTCTTGGCAAGCCGTCAGGTCAGGGGTATCAGATTTTCGACTGGTCGACAGCCGAACGCAACGCCTCGGCCGGCAGCTTCACTCCGAATCTGAACAACAAAACGACCCCGCTCAACGCTATGAAAATGGGAAACAGCGGGGCGTGGGATAGCGGTTATGAGGTTTCGCCGATTACAGACGGCGGCATCAATTTCGCGGCAGACTACGGCGGAAACGGCTTTCAGTTAGGCAACGACTTCTGGCCGGCAAAGAATGTTCAAGGGCCGCAGTCTTATGGCGCCTACAATCTCATACACATCGACTCTTTCGGCGCGTACATCATCAGGCTCTGGACTTTTGAGGCAGTCAACCTCGGGTCTGAAGTTACAAACAGTGAGCTTTATAGCGCGTGGGTCGATCAAAGCGGGTTCGTCAGGATCTCTATTCAGCCGGGCGGCGGAAACTACAGAGTTCACCGCACGACCGCGCAATGCGTTTTCCCCGGCGAATGGTCGGAGATCTGGACGATAAACAGACCGTCGACCGGTTGGGAAGTGTGGGTCAACGGCGTTCAGTATGCGATGAACAACGCATACGCGACCGGCGGAACCCCGCCAGCGACAGACGTGTTTTTGAACTACCGGCAGAACGGCGGGTCGATCAACAACAGCCTGTACCACAATCTGCACAACCAGCGGGCAAGCTCTGCCACTGCGATCGGGGCGATCGCTGCCGACGATTACCCAGGGTTCGGGGCCGAGCATGGGGAAACGACAGACCCGCCGCTTGAAGATGATATCAGGATATTCTACGCGGCGAAGAGCAAGGGCTTTCAGTCTCTGCTCGACGTGCTTCTCGACTTCAACCCCGAGAACGTGTTTCAGATCGAGGATAACACGGCGGCAGACTTGCGCGGCAATATCATCACGCCAACGCCGAACGGCACGTTCACCACAGACGAAGAGGTGCCGCTCGGCGCCGACGACTCGTCAAAACCGCAACGTTTCGACGCCTCGGCTACCAACCGGCTCGACTACACGTCAGACCATTTGCTGAGCAGCAAGGGCACCGGTCTGGTCGATAACTTCTCGCTCGTGATCATCGGCCAAAACATGGACGCGAGCATAAATACCACAATTTTCAGCAACACGAACGTCGGCGCGTCTGACGAGCAGATGAGGCTGAGACACTCTGCCGGCGCCGAGGTTCGGTTCTTTCAGACGGGCATGAGCGCCGATGTCATCGGGCCGACCCCTGCCAATATGCAGCCGTTTTGCTACGTTCTGACGCATCAAGATGATGCTGGCACAGACCGGTGGAACTGGTGGGCGGATGGAAAGAAAGCGGTCTCAGAAGTCACTACGCCGGCAAACGCTTATACCGGCGGGGCGGTCGATCGCTTCAAGATCGGCGCTAGGGCTGACAATACGCAATACTATGAAGGCAATATTCACTACATAGCTGCCTTTGCCAGAACGGTCGCGCCCCGCATTGCCAGACGAATAAATCTTCGTTACCTCGGGTTCACCGGGGCAATGCTTGAGATTCACAGCGAGATCGACAAAGACGCATCGCTCCGCGGCTGGCTGTTTCCGCTCTGCGAGATCGACCAGAGTGCCTCGGGCGCCGAGAACTGGATAGTCAACGACGCGCTGATACAAAACCTCACGCTGACAAACGCGCACACATCAGTCAGGGCTGGCATTCCGACGAATGGCCTGCCGAGATCTTCTAGCTACGCAAGCGGCAGTTTCGTTGAAGGGATTTATCAGGGCGGAACCGGCTACCCGTTGACATTCGGCGGATGGTTTAAGGTCGACTCAGGAACTTCGGCGATGGTCGCGATCAGCGACAGAGATCAGACAGACAACGCGATAGCTGTCGGAATCGTCGGCGGCTTCGCAACGATCAGAACCTACTTGAACGGCTCGGCCGTTGATGAGCAAGGCTCGATCGCGATCACCGTCGGCGACTGGGCGTTCATTGTTGCAACGATAGTCAGCGACACCGAGCGCAACCTGTACACGAACGGCGTGCCTGACGGGGTTTTCACCACATCGAAAAACGTCGACGGCCTCGTGCTGGCCGTTGCAGACACGCTTTCGGTGAACAGGATCATCGGCCCGAACGTTGACTTCGTCGGCAGTTATCAGCTTTTCTTCGGCATGTCGGTCGACTTCGACGACGCGCGTCATGCGCGGCTGTACAAGCAGACTCAGCTCTTCGCGTGGGAAGCTCTGACAAACAGAGACGGGCCTATCGCGCAATGGTTGCTAGATGAGCCGACAGCTTTCGTCACTCAGGTCTATCGTGATCAATACAACCCCGACTACAGCGCGGCGCCATCAGCGGCTGGCGTGACGCAGCAGGTCGCCGGCATACTGCCAAGCGCGCCCGGCCTTTGTGTTGATATCACCGGCGCCGACGGCGGGATAGCGACAGGCTTCACCGGCTACGTGACGGGTTCGGCCGTTCGCGGCTTCGAGTGCTGGATCGAGGCGGGGTATGTCGGCACGGTGTTAGGCATGGGCGCCAACACCGACGCGCAAGCGCTGGTAATCTCGATAGACGGCTCTGGCGATCTGACCATCAATATCAGAGGCACCGGCAACGCTCGAACTTGGACAGCCACACTTGACACCGGCACCGAGCATCATCTTTTCATACAGCTCAACGGCGACTCGCTGCACGACTTCGAGGTGTACGTCGACGGGGTTGAAGAGACCACGATAGGCACGGCCGGCACAGACACCGTGCTCGCCACAACCGCAACCCTCGGTCTGTTCATCGGCGAAGACCCGACAGACATCGCGACGGCAGACGGTAACGGCAAGATCTACGGGGTCACCCTGTACGACAACACGAACCTGCCGCTCTCTGCCAACGAGGTCGAGATACGAGACGCGGTCGGCCGCAGCAGGATCAGCGGCCTTTCATAAAAAAACCTCACGACTGGCCGGGTTCGCCCGGCCTTTTTTTGCCCGCGATTTGTGACACGCTTCACATTATCATTACAATATAGCATTGACTCGAAGGGTCGATGACCCCATAATGAGAACTCAATAGAGCGAGCGAAAAACATGAACACCGACAAAATCAAAGCAGAATTCAACGATAAAGCATACGTCGACACCTTTGGCGCGGTACGCTGGAAGTCGAACGACCGCATACCTTTCGCAGATAAGCTCGAAGAGTTCGCGGCGGTAGGGTGCGAATTCAATATGACCGAGTGTCTGGTAACCCGAAAAATCGAAGATGCGGCGGCGATCAAGCGGTACGTCGAGTCGCAAAAGAACATGAGCGCCGAGCAGCGCGCCGAGCAGGCTTATGAACGCCGAGCGGCATTCGGCCCCGGCGAGACGGTGGTCAACATCTTCACCGGCGAGACCTTTCGAACATAGGAGTTTTTGAGATGGCTGATTATGAATTTTTTATTCGCTCTGACATAGCTGAAGCCGGTCGGACTGAAGACGGTGAGGCGATAGTGATCGAGAAGTTTTATGTTGTCGCCGAAGATCGGGCCGGTAACCGCTGGGCACACGGCAACGCTTTCCCGTCTGCGGTGGTGCGGTACGAAGAGGGTCAGGCTTATACGGTCGCTCGGCCCGGCGCCGAGATGGCTAGTCGTTTGCGCGATCGAGCTGAGGCTCGCGGAGATATAAACCCCGCTTACTGGGCGCCCATTGCCGCCCGATACGGCTCAGCCGCTCATGACGAGAACGACTGGTGCGACGACGACGATTTTGCCAGAATGAGACGCGGTCGATAAATAATTACAAAAAGTCATTGACGTGAGGGGTCGATGACCCCATAATTGACACTCAATCGAACAACGAAGGCGGCAAGAAAATGTACTACGCGACCCACAAAGTTCCTACCGACAACCTCATCAAGCTCGAAAAACAGGTCAAGTCGCTGAACGCCAAGATCAAGAGCGCGCGCGTCACCGCCGGCTCTCTGAAGATCAGCCCGATGCACGAAGTCATCGAAAAAGTCGGGGTTGACAAGGCGCGTCGCGATGTCTTTCGCGCCTACACTTGGGTCACGTTCATCAGCAACGCCGACTTCACCCTTGAGGGCTATGAGTTCGTCGGCCGGTATGATTTCGAGCGCGCCGTTGACGGCAGCCCGGTCTGCTACCTTCACACCATGCCCGGCGCGGCCGTTCCTGCCGGGTTTGAAGAGACCGACGGTCACTGCGATCACTGCAATGCCCGCCGCTTTCGGAAGAATACGTTTCTAGTGCTGAACACCGAGACCGGCGCTTACGAAGTTTTCGGCCGCCAGTGCCTGAAAGACATCTTCACCGTCAGCGTCAGCCAGATCGCCAGCTTGTTCGAGCTGGTTCGCAACCCCGGCTCGATCGCCGGCGGCCTCGACGAAGAATATGCGCCGGGCATGAAGATGACCCATTACGACCGCAACGAGACGGTCATCGGTTGGGCGGTTTCAGTCTTCAATCAGAGCGGATTCGTCAGCAAGAAAGTGGCATACGATCAAGACCGTCAGGCGACCGCCGATCTGGTCTCTTTCCTGATGGCCTCACCGAACTACATGAGCAAAGAAGAGCAGGCGCATCAGGCAGAGCTGAAGGCTCGGTACGCTGCAACCGATGCCGATCGGGCAGACGTCGAGACGCTGACCAAGCTGATCACCGAAGCGGCGGCCGACGGCGAGTACATCGAAAAACTGCAGAAAGTGTTCGCTCAGGGTCACGTCAGCGCCCAAAACTTCGCGCTGCTGGTCAGCTCTGTCACGCTGCTGAAAAAGCATCGGGCGACTGCCGTCAAGGCCGCTGAGCTGGTCGACGTGCCAGACGTAGTCGAGGGTCGATACGAGCTGACCGGCGAGATCGTGAGCTTTCGAGAAGAGCCGGGCTTCGGCTTCTATGATGAGGCGGTCATGAAGGTGCTGATCAAAGACTCGAAGGGCCGCAAATACTGGGGCACGTACCCGAGAGCGCTCGGAACCCCGGCTCAGGGAGACGCTGTTACCCTGACCGCAACGGTCTCTCGCGGTCGTGACGACAGCAAGTTCGGAATATTCAAGCGGCCGGCGAAGGCGTCGGCCACCTCACAACAAACTGAGGCGGCATGATGAACGATCTCTTGACGATGGGCGTCGACCAGATGCGCGAAGAAATTGGTCGCGCGGTTCAGTACCGCGACGGGCCGGGGATGATGAACACCATATACCTCGGCGGGATGGCGGCGGCCGGCATTGTTAGCCGGCTTGGCGGCCGATACGGCGAAGACAGCATCGAGAAGCTGCTCGTCAAGGCGACGGCGGCACAACTCGTCGATGTCGCTGAATACGATGGCTTTCTCTGGATATATGGCCATTACGTCAAGGCCGGGCGAAAGTTGTTCGAGTTCGAAATTATCAAAACGGAGATTTAGCGATGAGTGAGAAAAAATTCGAGAGCGGGTATTACAATTTCGACGACTGGGGATTCGACAGCGAACTGACGAACGCGATTGAGCAGGCGGTTCGCCAGTATCTTGCGCGCATGTTCGAGAGCATGACGTTCGATCTCATGCCCGGCGGCGACTCGATCACGATCTGGCTAAACGACTCCGAAAATAGCCAAGCCGAGCCGATAGCAAGGCAGGTCATCTCGTTTGAAGAGATCATCAGCCACGAGTACGGATACGATCGCGAGAAGATGGCAGACACGCTCGAAGATCTGGTCAGGCGGCTCAGGTCTGGTGAGTTCGATGATACTGATGCGTAGTATACGGGGCATAATCGCCGCAATTTTTGCGGAGAAACCGAGACAGATGGTCGACCGCGACCTCTTAGCCGAAGGCTGCGAGGTTCGCAAAGAGCGGTATTTGCGGATCTATGCCCGCGTCGGGCCGAAACCCAGAGATACGCCGGCGCTGACCATACCGTACAACAAGCGCTTTCACCTCTCAAACATCAAGCTCGGGTCGAACGCATTCGACCGCAAGCATGAAGATCCGGCAAACTGCCGCACACTGGGCTGGCTCGTTATCGACGAGGCGACTCAAAACGTGAGATTCGAAAAATGAGCACAACAGTCACCATGCAGACGGATGGCTTCAGAAAGGGCGACATCATACGGGTCGAGAGCGACCGGCAATACGCGGTCGCGGCCGACGGCGGGATTGTCTGGTCGTGGCTGCAAGAGAGCAGGCTTTACAAGGTCACCAGCGTCACCGAGACGACGCTCGACGTGGTCGAGTACCGGGGCGACCGTCAGATACTGACGCGGCTCGTCGTTCTGGTCATCGCCAAGTTCGCGACCCTGGCAAATTTGGCTTTTGTTTCCAGTTTTGCGCTATGACCCGAGACGGCGGCAGCAGGCTGGTTCCCCGCCTTCGCCGCTGGCAGGCGCGCGTTAGGGCGTGCGTCTGTGCGGCTTGCGCGATCGTCGCTTACAGGCGCTCTCAGAGCGTCTCAGAGGCATGGTCAAATATGCCACATTTTGGCGAATTTCACGACTTTATGATCTTCAGGTACAGCGCCGGGTTGTCGAGCTGAGCCTGACTCAATGGCGCGTGCGGGTTTTTCTCTGCCCAGTTCAGGCTGGGGAGCAAGTTGCCCTGATGGTTGATCAGGGTCAGCACGGTCGCGCCGAGATCCTTCAGAAACTCGTCGCTCGGCCTGACGCAGTGATAGCCGTTCAGCCAGATGCGACTGGTTGCCAGCGTGTTCATGACAGCGGCCTGAAGCTCAATTTGCGATCTCGGCGATCTGAAATTGACCCCATACTCAAGGTCGATTGGTGGCTGATCGCTGTATATTTGGCCGGTCAAAACGGTATGTCTCCGAGAAAGTGCTCGCAGCCGAGGTCGACAACCTCTGGCGGGATCTCGCGATCAGCCGCCTCGCATCGAGGTGCCTTGTACCCGCCTGAATAGTTCAGGCAATTTTTGCAGCCCGGCTGCTCTGGCGCCTCTTGCCAGTATACAGGCTCGGCCCCGCTCTCGCTTAACCGATTGCCGCCGGGGTCGACCCAGCCGCGCAGCGGGTCATTGAGCGCCGTGCGAACTTCCCACGGGGTATTGATGAACCCGCTCGGCCGGGCGATCAGAACGTGCCGGTCGCCCGGCGCCTTTTTAGTGCCCGGCTCATCGACATGCCGCCATTGATTCAATGCTTTCTCGCCCATTTTGCCATGTGTCGGAAGTAGCCGGCGCGCAGTATCCGCTCTGGAATGCTTGGGCCGGCTTTATTGTTGTGCAGCTTTGGAGCTGCCCGACATTGGATTATGAACCCGTTTTCTCTGACATACAACAGCCCAGCATAAACCGGAACCTCATGAGTCTCGATCAGCCCCTCTGGCACCACATACCAGAACCTATTGGGCAGACCCTTGACTATAGACTCAAGCTTGTGGCCTCGCGTGTAGTGGTCATGGCGATGCTTTTTCTTGTCGGCTTGAAAATCTGATCGGCTGATCTTGACTTCATACTCGTCAACATATCCGGCGCGGGTGAGCGTGACGAAGTCGCTTTCGTTTCTCCCATAGAGAAACACGTTCGGCATGCAATATTCGCGCTTGACCCCGATCTGCCAGTAGAGCCGCTGCTGAATGAAAAGTTCGTTCACTATCCGGTCGGGAACAGGTCTAGCGCGTCTGCTCGATACATCATGATCCAGTGGTTTCGGCAAAGCCCGCGCGCGTGGTGCCTCTTAGCGCACTCCGGCATGCTGCAGGTCCGACGTGGTCTGACTTGGTAGAACCCTCGACCCAGCTTGTCGACCGATTTATCTTCGACCAGTCTGGCGAGGCTGGCGTGTATCGCTTTTTCGGCCGTCTTGAATCCGCGATACCTGACCAGCCCGACGACCATGTCGAGGGAGAACGAATCGACGGGCGGGAGCATCATCAACAGGCTTGATCTGGTCAACGTTCGATCATGCGGCTGGTCTGGGTCCATCATCATCGACGCATCGGTCTCGCTTGCCCACCATTTTGCGGCGGCCATCATCTCGTTAGAGATCCGCATGCGACCGACAATGCGTTGCTTCATCGTGCCGTACCCGATGCCGATCATTTCCGCGACCTTGTCGACCCCGTGGTAATTGTACGCAGAGTCGGGGGTAATAAATCGCTGACCGATGGCGAAGATCAGGTCTCTGTACTGCTCGACCCGGCCTGAATCTTCGACCCGGCCCTCTTTCGGCACGTATTGCAGCCCTCGCCGGCCGGTCGGCTTGGTCATCTCAAGACCTCGACCACCTCGCAGTAACTTTTCAGGCTGGCATCTTGCCCGTATATCCTGCGATTGCGGCCGATATTCGGGTCTAAGAGAAACGCGCCGACATCTGGATCTGACCAGTCGACGACGATGTCGTGCGAGCTGCCGACCAAATTTAGAGAAGGAACGCCGATAATGAACACGCGGCCGGGCGCCATCTGGGCCGGCAAGTAGTGAATGCACCGAAACCCGAGAGATGTGAGAGCGACGATCTGGTCGATTCTGAACGTTCCGGTTCGACAGTGTGCCGGCATGATGCCCGCCGCCTCTTCGTAACTGATGCCGGCAACCATTGCGACGCAGGCTATTCCGCAGCCGAGGTCATCTTCTTGCGTGACTATATTCAAAGAGATATCTCCTGATCAAAGGGTATTGTGTCTTCCCAGTCTGGGCCGGCGGGTTTTTCGATGACCGGTTCGTAACCGTAGCTCACGATGCGATCGAATTTGCCGTCTTGCCTGACCTCGATGGTCGTCGGCCGGCGAAAGAATTTTTGATCCTTCAGACACGTCTCGACCGTTGACGCTTCGGCTGTCCATCGGTCCATGCCGCGGCCGACCAGCCATTTGATCGAGTTTCGTTTCGCAAAGCCGTCATGATCTGGGCAGACCCATTCGTCGACGAACCTCATGCCGCACCGATACGTGACTCTCATGCTGTCGGGCTTGCCCGGCTTTGTGTGCAGCCGATAGCTAATCTCGTCGACGCGCAGAATCTCAGGCTTCGCCAGTGTGCTGATGATCGCTTGCGAGTTCGCCGTTATGTCGTGCTTTGGCGGCCAGACGTAATGACAGAACGGGCAGATTCTGGTCTGAACGCTGACGATCGCGTTACACTCTGGGCAGTCTTTTGTCGGGGTAGCGCCTTCGAGTTCGACCTCGCCTTTCTGGCCGGATATCTTGTCAACAATATTGATCGTGTCGACCGGGCCGTGCAGAGAGACGTTGCCGGCGAAGTCAAGAACCAGACAATCGGTTTTCCCCGCCTCTTCGTTCAAGCGCATGCCGCGGCCGCACATTTGAATATATAAGCTTGCAGATTTTGTCGGCCTCAAGAATGCGATCATATCGCACACCGGGGCGTCGAATCCGGTCGTCAATATATCGCAGTTTGTCAGGCACTTTATCTGCCCGGCCTTGAATTGCTCGATGATACGCTCGCGCTCATCTCTCGGCGTCTTGCCGTGCAGGCACTCAGCGCGAACCTTGTAGACATCGCGCATATGGGCCGCAACCTCTTCGGCGTACTCTACGCCGGGGCAAAAGATCAACCATGCCTCGCGGTCGTGGCCATAGGCGAAGATCTCTTCGCACGCGCCGGCCATGATTCTCTTTGCCTCGTCGACCATGTCGCCCGTTTTGAAATCTCCGCGAACGGTTCTCATCGCCGAGGTGTTCATCTTCTCAACCCCGGCCTTGCTGATCAGCGGCACGAGGTAACCTTCGTTTATCAGTCTGGTGATCGGCAGGTTGTAGCAGATGTCGGTGAACAGCGCGTCGTCGCCAGTGTGCAAAAAACCAGAATCGAGCCTGAACGGGGTCGCGCTGAGACCGATGATCTTGAGCTTGTCGTTCAGGGCGAACTGGGCGTCAAGAAATCGACGATACATCGTGTCGTCTTTGTGCGGCACGAGATGCGCCTCGTCGACCGTGATCAGGTCGAACGCGCCGAGCTGGTCGCTCTTGTTGTGTACCGACTGAATGCCGGCGAATATCATGCTTTGAAATCTGTCGCGCTTCCGCAGGCTGGCGCTGTATACCCCGATGTCGAGATGTGGCCACATCGCTCGCATGACGCTCGAATTCTGCTCGATCAGCTCTTTGACATGAGTCAGGCTCAGTATTCTCTGGCCGGACCATGCGGTCAGAACCTCTCCACAGAACGCGCCGTGCAGCACCGACTTGCCGGCGCCGGTCGGAAGCACGAGCAGCGGGTGCCCTTGCTTCTCTTCGAAATACTTATAGACCGACGCTTTCGCCTCGTGCTGGTAACCCCTAAGCTCCAAGATCGGCAGACCTCCTGAACACCTCGACAGAGATCGGCGCAATCGGCTCGACAAGCTCAAGCATTGCCTGAGCGTAAACTCTTATCTCGTATTGTGCATGCTCGTGAAGCCTCTCACCTAAAAACCTGAACAGGTTGAGCATGTTCATCGTGCAAAACATATGCGAATAAGTGTTGACGGGCAGAACCCCGCGAGCGAGTTCGCGCGGGCAGCCCTCGTCGATCATGTGTTTGTAAGTGACGAACGCTTCCCGACAGCGAGCGACAATCAAGCCCTGAATCGCGGCCGCATGCGGGTGCCGCTCGTTGGTTCTCATTTGCTTGTTGTCGGTGTGCTGGGTCGTGATCTGGTCAAGCTCGGGCACATAGAACAGCTCGGGCAGCTCTCGATAGCGGGCCGACAGCTCGTTGTAGCTTTGCGTGCGGTGACGATGCCATTGACGCAGCACGAAGATCGGCGCCATCACCTCGAAGGTGAAGGTCGTGCTTTCGAACGGCGTGGTGTGCCCGTTCGACCATAAATAGTTGATCAATCCCCGATCTTCCGCCCGCGGCGGCGCGTCGTAACTGACCCTAGCCGAGCGGCTGACGGCCAAGTCGCCGCCCATATGATCGACCAGCCTGACGAAGCCGTGATTCAGAACTTCTTTTTTCTCTTCCATAACTCACAAACTCTCTTGACTGAACGAGCAGACGCCGGGCGCAATAGACTGAATCTTCCCGCCGGCGGCCAGAAAATCGGCAATGTCAGCTTCGAGTTTTTCCCGCTGCAGGTTTTTAAGCCTCTGACTGTCGAGCTTCAGCGCCTCGTCTGTCAGCGGGCCGGTCGGGTCTTGATTTCCGCTGAATATCTGGGCGAGCGTGAATCGCTGCATGCTGGTGCCCGAGGTCTTCTTTTTTATCGTCATTGCTTTCATACATCGCTCTCAGTTTTGAACGGCTCATAACTGCCGTCTGGGTGAATTATCTGAAGGTTGTCAAAATGAAGCTGATGGTTTCGACAGAACCGCCGGGCCTTTCGTCGAGTGCTGAAGACCCCGTTGTGTTGAACAACCTTCTTTTTCGGGTACTGGCCGGAATACCTAACTAGCCACATTTCGCGCCTCGTAATAGTCAGGCCGACGCTCTGGCGACGGTATGAAAATATTCAGCTTGTCCCAGACTAACAGCGCCATCTGCGGGCTATATGACTCTCGCAGATAGTATTGCTGACCCCGGTGTCGGCAGATTACTATCGCCGGGAATCGGTAACATATCAGCTCGTCGTCGTCGAACCATGCTTGCTTGAGGTCGTGGTACACGTCGAGCGTCGGCTCAGTGATCTCGCTGTCCGGCATTGCGGAGAAAATGCGGGCGGCAAGCGCCTCGATTTCCTTGTCACGCCGCTCGATAGCCGCACGCCATCGGACTCGGTCGAGAAGATAGACCGCCTCGCGGTCTTTCAGACCGGGCAGCAACAGCTCTGCCAAATAGTAGCGCTCTTTGATTAACATACCGTCGCCCCGAACGTGGTTTTCATCTCGTCGATGAACTTGTCGCCGAGCAGCGCCTTGTCTTGACAGCGGTAAACCTCGATCGAGCTGTATGTAGCCAGACCGTCGGCGTTCGGCGGGCCGTTCAGAAATCGCTTGCCCGTTGCTTTGACAGTGAACTCGACGCTCTGGTCGATCGCGTCAGTCGCGTCGGCCCAGTTTTCTAGCATCTTCGGGCTATAGACGTGCGAGGGGCAGCCGTTGAGCTGCTGCTCTTTGGTCAGGTTTACATCGTGAGCCTCACAGCGCCAGACCGCATCGGCCGCCTCGTCAATGACCGGCGTGGCATGCACGCATGACCGACACGTCGGGGGCGGGGTAACCGTGCTATGGCACGTTGACTTGTGGTTGCAGAATGAGCATTGATACCAGCCGGGGTCGTCTGAGATCTTCGCCGGCGGGGCGTCGCTGGTTATGATCATTCGCGCGCGTTCCATTAGCTGAACGAAATCTTTTTTGTCGAACTCGACGCGCTCGAAATGCTGAGTGTCGTCATTCTTGTTGACCGCACCGTACAGCGCCCGGTCAATTTTAGAGAGACCCATGTAAACCTGCATCTGAGCATAGTGCTCGGGCTTGGCCTTCAGAACCCCGTCTTTCACAAGCAGCTTGAAGCTCTTGTCGTTATGGGTCTTGAACTCAAGAATGTGAGGCGACTTCGGCGCCTCTGGTATTCCGCTGAGAGCCACACCGTCGCCAGATCCGCCAAAATGGCCGCCGTGCGCGCTATATTGCCATTGTTCGCCCGTTCGGGGGTCTGTCTCTTTCACGTCGACACCAATGCCTTGAAGCTCGGCAATGAATACCGCCTCTTCGCGCTTGCCGCGATCGAACAGGCGGAGTATGCGGCCGGGAAAATTCGACGGGGTCACCCATCGGAACGAGTACCAGATATCGCGAGAGCACGCGCGGCCGATGATGCTGGCGCCAAGATGTTCGCGAAATCCGAGTTCGGCCCCATCTTCCCAGAACTTGAGAATCTTGGCGGCCGTCGTGTTTTTTGGTTCGGGCATCTGTGCCATTATTCTGCGAGCCTCTTGTTTAGCGCGGTCTCAAGTTCTGCGAGCCTCTTGTTTAGTGCGATCATCAGCTCTTCTTTACTAAGGCTGGCGATCACGTCCATGCGATTTTCTGCCGGCAGCTTTTCTCCGGCCTCACGCATCTCGATAATCTGCCGCTTCAAATGATTGCGCGCCGCAACAACAGAGTCGTGACGGTCGCGCCATGTCATATCCTCTTTTTCTTTCTCTTCGTTCTCTCGATGACACTTGCGCAGCTCGTTGTGTCCGTCGATCAGCGCCTGAACGGCATCGGCCAGACTTTGCGGGTACGGGCCGCTCATCTCTTGACCGCACAAGCTGCAGTTCGTTGTTACCTTACAGGGCATTTTACATCATCCTTTGATCGCCAGTATGACCACAGATCTCTGAGCAGCCGTTTCTGAATGTACCGGTTCGCCCGGTTCAGTATATGACCTTCGCTCATAAATTGCTCGGCTTTTTCTTTCGGAATTTTTGCGGCGGGCGCGACGGTCTTACCCTCGGCCGCCGCCTTCTCGCGCTCGATCAACTTGCGTTCATCTCGCAGCGCGCGGTAACGGTTCTGCTTTTTCATCATGCTGTCGCCGATGACGAACATGACGGCCCGACGCTCTGGGCAGTAACCGTGCTCGATAGACTCGGCGCCGGCGACGCGCCGCTGACGGCCGCCATTGATGACCGCCAGACCCATGCGTTTCCAGAGCTTTGCCGGGTTGCTGTAATTATCTAGCGGGCCGGCCTCGCCGATTATCATTGCCAGACCCAGCGCGGCAAAGCCCGGCACGTCTTCGACAAACTGATAGACGGGCAGCTCTTTGACGATCTTGGTGAGAATGGCTTCTCGTGCCTTGCGCTCTGCAGAGACGTGCTGACGGGCTGCCAATAATGGCGCGGTGGCCCCGATGCCCAGTATTTTTACTGGGTGATCGCCTTTCCCGATGATCGCCTTGTAGAGCTTGTGGCTCTCTGGAACATCGCCGCCGACCAGCCGTCGGCAGATGGCGCGGGTTTGCAGGGTCAGCCGTTTCTCTGCGTTCAAGAAATCCTGGCGCGAGCGGTAATGCTCTCGGATTTCGCCGCACAAGTCGGCGACGGCACTTCGGGTTCGGGTTGCATCTCTACCAAGGCCGTCACCATCTGGTTCGACGCGCCCGACATATCCGGCAAGGGGATCATGTCTTGTATGGTCGGGCGCGTCAGAAAAAGGTGCGGCGACCGAGTCGCCGCTCTCGACAGTCGTCGATTGGGTGCCACAACTACTAAGGTCGAGCGCATCGGCGGAAGCACTAGCGAGGTTGACAGTAGTTTTTTGGCCGCCGATGTTCATAGCCCGAGTCGTCCGGCAATGCCTTCAAGGCGCTCAGACGTGAACACGTCTTTCACCGTTTCGTTGCCGACCGATTGACTGATCATTGCGTAGAAAGACGCATAATTATTTTCAACACGAGACTGATCTCGATGATGCTCGACCGCGCTCTGAAGCTGCGACCGGTTGGCGTCGCCGAGGGCTGACCCGTTGTGCATCTTGAAGGCGAGCCAGTTACGGGCGGCCGCGCGACCGAGCGCCGCCCTCGATTCTTTCTCTTTCTCGCGCTGCTTGAACGTAGCCGGCTTTTTAGAAACGGTTTCCCGTCGCCGTTTCTTGATCAGCTCCCAGACGGCCGACGACAAGCGCGGGGTCATCAGGTAGCGAAACATCTCGTCGCTCTGCAAGATCGCGCGCTCGATGATCTCCGCGGCCTCAGCCGGTTCGTGCTGCTCTACCGCCTCGGCAACCAGCACCCTGACCTGATTTGCGACGAAGCTCATTGTTCGGCCGTTCTGTAGTAGCCGGCTTGCGACTTGGCCCAGTCACTCGCGCGCTTTTCCGCCCGGCGCGCTCGCTTTCGATCGGCCTCGATCTTCAGCCGAATATGCTCGTCGACATGCCGCCGCTCTTTGAGAGATGGAACTCTCGGCAGGCGCTCGCTATTAGATGACGGCCCAGAGACCGCCTCAAGGGCTGCCATGAACAGGCTCATCGCGTCGAATTTTCTTTTCATACTGATCGCCCTGCAGAAAAACAGGCGGCCGCGGGCGCCGCCCAAAAAAAGCTACTGTGCCCAGCTCGGCTTCGCGCCGACAGGGGCGGTCGCAGGCGGCTGGAACGACGACGGGGCAGGCGGCTGGAACGCCGGGGCGGTTGGTGCCTGACCAGCCTGACCGATAGGCTTGAACTGCTTGATCACGTTCTTGTCGTCGTACTGGCCGGACTTATCGACCTCGATGCCGACCTTCGCGATGAACGGCTTGTCGTGCAACTGAGAGCTGTCGCTCACTTGCAGCACGCCGACCGCGTGGCAAAGCTGGCTCAGCTCGCGCTGGCCGATCGCCTGAGCGTCGGGGTTCTGGTTGTCGATATTCATGCGACCGAAGATCTTGCGGCCGACATACTGGCCGTCGAGAACCTCGGCGGTGTATTCCAGCATGTAGCCGGTGTTGGACTTTGTCGCTTTGATGTCGGTCTCGCGAACGCACATCACGTAATCACCTTTCGGGAACGTGTCGTAAGTGCTGGTCGGGTCGACCTTGTTGGCGTCGAAATTAAGTTGTGCCATCTGGCTTTTACCTCAAGGTTAAAAAGAAACGAACCGCTGCAAGGCGAGGGTTGACGATTGGCATCGCCGTGACGGGCATGACTCCACCACATTGACCAACGGGCAGCCCTCTGTTTTTAGAGCTGGGGGCGGCTAACTCCCAGCTTGCATTGCCCTCTCTTGCTAGAGTAGGCCGGGTGATCAATCTCGCGATCAAACGAGCACCGGCCCTTGCCTTTACGCCGCGATCTTTCGGGCAGCAACGAGAGCGTTCTCGAATGCTTCCCACGAAAGCGGCAGTTCAGTCGGTAGCGAGTAGCGATTCTTGGCAACAAATGCCGGCTGCTCTGCGGTGTACATGACCCGCTCGCCCGTCGCGATTCCGCGCGCCCGCTTCTTATTGAAGCCCGCGTCTTCTTTCGTAACGTGCATCTTCATGTTTGCGAACAGAATGACGTCGACCAGCTCTTGAACCAGACCGTTCGCCCGCTTGTGCAGTTTGATGTCATATCGGTCGAACGCATCGTGCTCAGGGCTTTCGAACTTCTCGATCTTGGAGTGAGCGGTCAGCAGAACGACCATGTTCTTGTGATTCCGCAGGGCGTCGAGGTAGGCGAGAAGCTGCCGCCAGTAGGCGTCGGCCTCGACGTACCCTTTGCCGTAGCCGGGGGTCTCGATGGAATCCCAGCCGTGAACCTCGCACACCTTTGACCAGATCAGCGGCTCAAGGTGATCGAGCGAGTCGATCACGACCGTTCTGAAGTCGTGGTCTTGCGTTCCGAGAACGTTGAGCGCCTCAATGACCTCGTCGTAAGACTTGACGGTTCCGCCGGGCGTGAACGTGTTGATTTCGAGAGAACCCTCGCCGTCTTCGGTCTGAATGAAGACCGGGTTCGGCGCGCTGGCTGCCAGCGTGGTCTTTCCGACACCGTGAGAGCTATAAATCAAGACGCGCGGCGGCTTGGTGTCGCTCGTCTTTCGAATGCTGTCGAGTGAGATGGCCATGTTTTACCCTTTGGGTTATGAAGAAAGCGAATATAACATCGCCGCATAGACGAATGCAACAGCCGAAAAATAAAAAAGACCGATCACGATTCTGCCGATCAGACTTTCTTGCATGGGCGGCGGGGTCTGCAGGTGGTACTGGGCGTCGACCCGGTCTTTCATCGGCGCATCGGCGTCGCAGATCAGGGCGATCAACTGATCGTAATTCATGCTCTTGATGTCCACGGCTATACCTCGGTCACAGTGAAGCTGGGGCGAGCCTGATATCGCTCGATCATCTCAGAGAGCTTGAAATAGAGATCGGGGTTTTTCTGCTGAATGTCATCGAGCTTTTTGACGTCGATCTCGCGAACCAGTTTGATCGGCATCATCTGCTCAGTCAGGCCAGCGGCGTCGCACACCGACCAGACGTCAGCCCACGAGGCGCCGCCCTGCCTGAAGAGCTTCGCTTTTTTCTCGTCTTTGACCGTCACCTTGTAGCTCGCGCTTTTCGTGGTCTTCGACCCGTCGCTCATCGGGTGGCGCTGGACTAGTTCGAACGAGATGATTCGGTCTTCGATCGCCCGCTTCTCAGCGTAGTACCCGTCGGCCTTTGCCTTCGCCTCAACAAGCTGGCGCAACAGCTCGTCGAGCGATGGCTCGTTATTACCGGCGGTTGTTTCTTCAGAGGTAGCTTTGCTCATGTCAATATCCTGTCGTTTAAGTTTTTGGCGGTTTGCCGGCGGCCCGGTTGATCTGGCTTTTCGTGGCCGCGTCTTGATTGAGTTCGGCACGATACAACGCGCCGTATAGATTGCGCAAGATGATGCGCGCGCTTTTCATGCCGAACCTTGAGCAGTAGCGCTTGAAAACCTGCCCGAGAAGGATGGCATAAACGAGCCGGCTGTGCTCCGGCCCGACCCCGTTCTCTTTCTCGAACTCGTCGAGGATGGCCGAAACCTGAGCGGCTAGTGCCGCCGAGTTCATGCTGCGACCGCGAAGTAGAGTTCATGCACCTCGGGAAGCGGAAGCGCGACGTCGAGCGCCTCAAGCGCCTCGACGAACAGCATGCCGGTTTCGAGCGTCACTTCAGCGACTGGCGGGATCGGCAGCTCAGTGATCTCGATCTCTTCGATGAATTGAATGTTCATTTTTCTCGGCCTCTTTGTCAGTTACTTGTATTTGATGAGCCAACAATATACCGTCAGGTAATCAATGGCAAGCGTTTTTTTGGTGACGGGTTTCACAGTATCGCGCAAAGTCAGGGTCGTCAATAGGTTGAAAAAGTTGTTGCATAATTATGATTATTGAGTATTACTTGTCGGCCCCTGCCAAATTTTCACAAGGCGTTTTTTATAATGGCGAAAACTGCGAAAGACAGGCTTCTCGCGCAATACCTAGAAGAAACAGAACAGACTCAGGATCAACTGGCAAAGCGACTCAAGCTCTCTCAGGCGGCTATCAGCAGATGGTCGACCAGCGGTCGAGAGATCTACATTCGAGAGGAAAGCGGAAAGATCAGCGCGTTCGAGCTACGGCCGCTCGGTAAGTAGGTTCAGTCAGTGCCCGCTGACAATCCGGCTGAGGCTGCCGAAACTCTCAGAGAAGAGGGTCTTCACCTATTCCCGCTCGGCACGGCCGGCGAGACCCCGCCCGACTGGATGGTCAAGCGGTTCGACGGCGATATCGAGCGCGCGCGCCAGCAGTGGCCGAAGACCCCGCGCTTCCCCTGGCAGGAGTATCAACTCCGCGAACCGTCCGACGCCGAGTTCGAGGGATGGTGTAAGCGCGCGCCCGGCTGCAACTGGGCGATCGCCACGGGCGTCAAGGTGGTGGTGGTCGATGCCGACACGGCCGAGGGCGTGGCCTTTATGGAAAGCGGGGCGGTCACCGTCACCGGCCGGCGGGTTCGCACGGCAAAGGGCGCGCATTTCTACTATGCGGTGACCGAAGAATTCCAAGTGCGCAACAGTGCGGGCGCACACATCGACATTCGTGGTTTCGGCGGGTACGTCGTTGCCGAGGGTTCCGTGCATGAATCGGGGCACGTTTATACTCGGGACGATTTAACAGGCTTCGACGTATCCGCCGCCTTTCTTCCACACCTCACCCGCGACGATGTCATCGCGATCGGCGCGTTCAACAAGCGGCGGTCTGCAATCGAGGGGCCGATCGTCAAAGACGGGGTTCTCAACTTCGACGCCACGACGGTCAGCCCAGATGGCGAGGCGATAACCGACGAGTGGGTGCCAGAGGGTCAGCGCAACGTCGCGGCCTCTCGACTGGCCGGCAAGTACATCGGGGCGGGAGATGATCTGCAGACGGTCAAGGCCAAGCTCGACGAGTGGAACAGCAACAACCCGAACCCGCTCAGCCAGAACGAGCTGAACACGACAATCGCCTCGATCGCCCGCACGCACACCGCCAGAAATCCGCAAAAACTGATACAGATCGAGCCGAAAAGGTTCGAAGACGTGCCGATTTATGACCTTTTTGCTCTTATGGATAGCGAAAAGGCTCAGCCGCCGTACTTGGTTGACGGGCTGTTTCGGCAGGGTGACAACGTGATTCTGGCCGGCCCGCCGAAGAGCATGAAGAGCTTTCTCATGCAAGACATGCTATTCGGCTTGGCCTGGGGCCGCACGTTTCTCGGCCGCGAGGTGGCCAACGAGGTGCCCGTCGCCTGGGTTCAGGCTGAAATGCCGTGGTACGAGACCCAGCGGCGGGCGCTGGCTCACCCGTGGGCGCTTGAGCGCCGAGCCAGTGGCAGGCCGTCAAACCTCTTCGTCACCGACCGGCTGTCGACCCTGGCCTTCGATGAGCGGGGCGTCGACTACCTGATCGACCTGATGATCAAGCGGTTCGAGGGCGAGGTGCCGAGCGTGCTGGCCATCGACTCGCTTGCCGCGGTCTGGGCGGAAGACAGCGAGAACGATAACGCTCAGATGCAAATTTTCTTGCGCGAACGGCTGGGCCGGTTCCGCGAGGCGTTCGGCGAGCAGCTCACCATCGTACTGATCCATCACGCGAATAAGACGAAGGTGGCAGACATGCGGAAAGAGCCGTTTGCCGCTCTCAGGGGCGCGTCAGCGCTCCGCGGCTGGTACTCGGCAGGCATGGTCATGTTCAAAGAGGGAACGACCGACCTGAGCGCTGAGATTCACTTCGAGCTGCGGGGCGAGGCGCCGATCGAGCCGACGAAAGTGCAGCTTGAGAACGGGGTGCTCGTCAAATTCGAAGAGCCGACGATCGACATCGCGGGCATGGTGCTGAATACCGTTGAGCAGGAATTCATGAACTTCTTTGACAAGTTTGAGGCCGAAGGTCGCAACATGAACGGGTCGCCGCAAGCTCGAACGGGGTTCGCCCCGCGCGAGTTCGCGGAGCTGAAACACCCGGCAAAAGTCGACGGTCGATCGAGAAGATTGACCGCCGCGCAGTTTACGGGAGCGATGAGCAGCCTCGTTGCAAAGGGCAAATTGATCTACAAAGACACGACGACCGGCACCGGGCACGGCTCTAAGAAAGCGCTGGTCCGAGCGGAACAGGAATAAGGCGGTATGTTTTCATTCGATTCAGTTATTTGCGCAGTTCGATGCGCAGTTTGCGCAGTTAGTGAACACTATCGGTCGCAACCCGCATCAGGGCTGAATGCGCAGAACTCCGCAGAACTGCGCGCAGTTTTTGAAAACTTCAATAAAATCAAGGCCGTGCGCAGTGCGCAGTCGGCTATTATAAATAATAGCTAGTAGCCTCTACGAGAGCTACCTAGCTTATTTACTGTTTACGGGGGAGACCGGGCGAATGGTGACAGAGGGGAATGGGTCGCGATGGAACGATGCCGAATCTTACTCATTGCGCGCGCGCAGGTGAGGCTGACCAATGTTTAGCGTTTTTGACCAAATGATAGCGATGTACGGCGGAAAGGTGGCGATCGCCATTCTATGCTTGATTGTAATAACCGGAGCGTGTATATTATGAAAAAACTGTATTTTCAAAATCCCGAGTTCAGATATGGCGAGATCAACGTGACGGTGAGGCTTGGCAGGAAATGGTCAGCAGGATTGTCGACCGCTCCGGCGCTCGACGAGATCGTTCACCTCACCGAGACCGGCACCGAGCGCGACTATGGTCCGGCCATCTGGTGCGGCAGCCTGTCGATCACCGTGGCTCAGCTCATAGTGGCTAACAGCATCTTGGAGCTTGAGCACGACCCTGACTGTCGGAATATCGCGGGGCTGGTTGCCGAGCTGTGCTCGGCCTATGGCCTCGACGAGATTCAGGCAGACCAGATGCTGACCGTCTGTTTTTTCCTGCCGCTTGGTTCCCGATTGGATACCGCGGCATGAAGGCCGCGTTCGTGTTCGTGTTCGTGGTCGCTCTGGGCGTCTTGAGCTTTCAGCTCGGCCGTCTTGACGCCGCCATGCTGCCCCGGCCGACAACGGTCGAGCCGATCATGATACCCGGCCAGACGTGCCCGAATCCGAACCCGGTGAAGTATGTCAATTCCGACATAATCAAAGACTGCGAATTCGGCGATCACTGCCGGTTCGTCAGCCGGTTCGACTACCAGCGCGAGGTGCGCCATCTGCTCAGCAGGGTAAAACGACAATCCACCACCACGGGAGCAACGGAATGAACGTTGATACAGACAAAGAATTCGACCTTTCCATGTACTACAACAGGCATTCCATAGCCTTTGCCCAGTTACATCAGGTCATGGTTGATTTGAGGAACCTTCCGGCTGATCCGACCCGGCCGTGGGTAACCCTTCCTGCAGAATACGGCGACTTAATCCAGCGAGTGTTGAAATACGTCTGCGAAGAGGGTTGCAATCGGGCGGTCGACACAATGCAGGGGATTTTGTTCACAGTTCCGAGGCCCGATCTACATGGGGTCGTTTACTCAATACTGCCGGATCGCCGGACGACCATCTCAAACGCAGAGCCGATGCCTGGGTGGACGGAGTGAGGGGATCGGCTGGTCTCGGGACGGAGCCGCTCAGCAGCAGAGTGCGGCCCGATGTTGAGGCCGCGCCCTGGGTGGTCGAAGCAATAAAAACTCTCGAAGCCGAGAATGCTGCGCTGCGCGCCGCCAATGAATCTGTCGCAGGGATGAAACGCTTTGATTTGGACCCAAGCTGCAAATGTAATGGGGATGGTGGGCAGTGCTACGCCGAAATGGAGATGACTTCCGATGGTGATTATGTGCTTTACGCAGACATCAAAGCCCTCGAAGCCGAGAACGCTGCGCTTAAAAGCCTGACCGATAGGCAGGTAAAACGAACAGGAGAGCTTACCGGACAGGTGGATTCTTTACTGAGAGAGAATGCTGCGCTGAAGAATGCGTTGCACGGCATTAGCCTAGCGTCACAAAGTTCAACGGGTGGCGGGGCGCACGAACTGGGAAAGATGGCAAGAAAAGCGTTGTCGGACCCGCTTCGGAGAGCTACAAGTGAATGATTTCAGGCCGACACCGTTGGCCGCTTTCGTCAGGTGGGACGCGCAAAACCGGCGTCGTCAATACCTGCAACAACAGAGGCGCGAACATGCGAAAAAAAATACTGACCGTTCTGCTGCTGACGCTAAGTCTGTCGGCTGAAGCGTTCGAGGTCTGCTGGCACAATCCGAGCGAGAACGTCGACGGATCGGCGCTCACCGACTTGGCGCTCGTGCGCGTGTACTACGGCGACACGACTCGCATGTACACCCAGATCGTCGAGTTTCCCGAAACCGAGCCGGGCGCTCAGCGCTGTCAGACGGTCGTGCCGGCCGAGCCGGGCAGCTACTTCGTGGCCGCCACGGCGCTCGACGCGCAAGGCAACGAGAGCGCGTACAGCAACGAGGTGATCAAGGCAGAGGTTCGCACCGAGCCGCTGCCGCCCGTCATTTTCCTGACCAGTCAGGTCGCCTACACGGTCGTCAAGCAGCCCGATCGGTTCGTGCTGGTGCCGATCGGGACGGTTCCGGCTGGCACGCCATGCGACCCGAATCAGTCGGTCAATGGGTACGGGGTCGTTCCGAACTCGGCAGTCGTCTGGACATCGTCGACCGGCGCCCGGCCGATAGTTGTGGTCGCTCAATGCAATGGCTAGTAAGATTCTGGATCTGGCTGCGTTCGCGCTGCCGTAGCAGACCCGCGGGGGTCACAAATATCAAACAGGAGTTTGACGAGATGGCGAAAAATGTAACCGTAACATGGGACATCGTTCCCCAGCGGCAACAGGGGGCGGCTCTCCCGCTCGACGAGATCGAGCTGGTCAGGGTTGACATAAGTGCAGACGGTGGAGCGAGCTACGTCGAGCTGTCGCGCATCAGCCCGACTGATCCGCAACAGGTTTTCGTGCCCGACCTCGAAACCGGCGAATGGCGATTTCGGTTCACCGTGATCGACACGAACGGGGTCGCCAGTGACCCGCAGATCGAGATCGTGACGGTGATCGACGACAGCCCGCCGCTCGGCGTGACGAACGTGGTTGTCACTCAGGTCTGATTTTTTTTCGAGTGTGTCGTCTAAGTGAAGACCCCGCCCGAAGGCGGCCCAACGCAGGTTAAAACCCTGTCACACTCACCACACAAGGGCGAGAGAGATGAAAATAAAATTGTATATTGACTTCGGCGAAGTCGTGGCCGAGCTGGTTGAAGAGTGCGACGTCGGCGAACTCGGAGACACGTTGTTCAGCATGCTCGATCAGGTCAGCGAACAGCGCGACTCAGCTTACGACATGGCAGACTCTCTCGGCTGGACCGTCATGTCTGCAGACGGCGAGCACAAAGCAGTTTTTTCAAGGCGTGAGATCAACGAACATTTGGGGCATAGGGTCGACGACGTTGCTCTGCAAGATATGATCACAAAAAAAGAGCTGTATTTCTTCGAGCATGACGGGTCACTCAACCTAGTCGTCAGGACGTCATCATGAGACTTCATCTTTTCGTTTTTATCGACGACACGTCAGTCGTCGGGGTCGAGGCTTACTCGATCGAGACAGCTCTATCATTGTCCGGCAGTGAAGGCAGCCTCGCATACTGCAGGCCGGCCGGATACAACGGCGAAGTCGAGCAAGTGGTTTTTCACTACAGGGTGACCGGCATCGCGGTCGAGAAGGGCTGGCATGACAATAGTCGAAGAGCTTGAGCAATGGGTCAGGGCGAAGGGTCTATACCTGAAACCTGGGGCGAGAATTATGATCACGCCCGAACAGCTTGATCGGTTGCATAGCCATTGGCGATCGCGTAACCTGCCGCCCTGTATGACTTTTATGGGTATTCCGATGGTCGTTGTTCAGAGGTTGGCTTGACCATTGCGCCCTGGCAGAAGCCGACGATTGCTAACCGACACCGGCCAGACGTGATAATCGAAGAGCGGCCGAACCCGGCGATCGAGATCTTCATGAAAAAGTTCGGCGTCGATACGTTCGACGTCGATGATCTGCTTGATGAGCTGTACATCGTTTTTCCGCCGATCATCAGGTTGACGTACCCGATAACCGGAATGGGCAAGCCGCGAGCTACCCAGCGAGACAAGTGGAACCCGAGCAAGGCCGTTCAAAAGTACAGACTATTCGCCGATACCGTTCGGCTGTACGATGTCAACATACCAGACGCCGGCTATCACATAACTTTCGTTCTGCCCATGCCGAAGAGCTGGGCAAAGAAAAAGCGCGCTGCGATGGACGGCAAGCCGCACCAACAAAAACCCGACAAAGACAACCTAGAGAAAGCGCTGCTTGATGCTGCGCGCAAGGGGCACGTCGATGACGACTGCACGATCTGGGATGGCAGGGTTTCGAAGCTCTGGGGCGAAACCGGGGCAGTTATTATCGAATATCATGAGGTGCGAGAATGTCAGGCAGAAAATTCACAGACGCGCAGCTAGTTGCTGCGTGGAACGACATAGCGGCTTTCCCGACGCGGGAGGACGTCTGCCGAGAGCTTGACGCGAGCCTGAACATCGTCAAAAGGCATGCTTCTCGCATCAGAAAAGATAACCCGACCGCGCTGATCAACAGACACAACGTCATGCAAAAGCAGTTCGGTGAAGTCAGGCGCAACACCGCCATTCTCAAGCCGCAGGTCGCGACAGAGATACACGTCGTCACTTGTGCTCAGAATGACACGGCCGCGCACCCGGCATTGAAGTCGCTTCTCAGGTACTGCAAAGACCGAGGGGCGAAGCTGCACGTCGTTCCGCTCAGCTATAAAACGGCGACGCCGGGCAGCGAGAGGAATGATCGACAGTCGGGCGATGTCATGTGGTCGGGGGCGGTCATGCCTTACCTGATGGAACCGGGGCAGACCATAGAGATCGCGAACGGTCGCGGGGTCATCATCGCGAACCAGATTCAGGCGACGACGGTGAACCCGGTTCAAGGGTACGAAAGCATCGGCGGCGACAAGTGGGTTTTTCTGGGACACCCGCAGATTCAGATGCGCGTCACCCCGACAGCTTCCCACAAGATACCTAAGCTCACCTACACGAGCGGCAGTATGACCGTCAAGAATTACCGCGAGGGAACGGCTGGGGCAAAGGGTGATTTTCATCACAGCATCGGCGCGACGGTCATCGAGGTTTGCGGCAACTACATGCACGTCAGACAACTGATTGCCGACAGCAAGAGCGTGATTCACGACATCTGCGGCGTATGGTCGCCAACGAAGAGCGAGCCGCTTGAGAGCATTGCGGGGATCGTCACCGGAGACGAGCACGAGTTTTTCAGCAGCCCGCACGTCAGGTCGTGTACTTACGGGCCGAGCGGTATCGTTCATCAGCTCAAGCCGGGCAAGATCGTTCGTCATGATGTTCTCGATTTTTGGTCGCGCAACCATCACCACGACGGCGACCCGATCATAAATTTCGTCAAACATCACAGCGGCACCAATTCGGTCGAGCGCGAGCTTGATCAGGCCGTGCTCTACCTAGACGAGACAACGCCGTTCGACCGCCCGTGGTTTGTCGAGAACGCGATCATCGCCTCGAATCACCCAGAGGCGTTAATGAAATGGTTGAAGCGGGCTGACATCAGGTTCGACCCCGAGAACGCGCTGATTTTTCATAAGCTCTGGACTGAGTTGTATGAGGCGGCGCGCTTGACAAAGGCCGGGGCAGAGACGCTCGACCCGTTCGAGTGGTATGTCAAGCAGGCGAGCGAGCATCATCACCGGTTCGTCGGTCGCGACGAAGAGTATCTGATCGCCGG